AAATATTGACACCATGCAACACGGCCTAAGAAAAAGCCTTGAGGATATCGCGGTCGAATTAAAGGGTATTAAAACTATCCTTGGTTCCATGTGGCATTCACGCTACAAAACTGAAGAAACGGACCTGATGAATCCTGAGATGTACGCTGACGAATACATTTCAACAGAAGAATGTGCCAAGCGCCTTAATATTTCTGATCAAACAATTAGAAATTGGATTAGCAAAGCAAAAACTAAGGGCGGCACAGGGTGGGTAGAAGGTATACACTATATTAATATTTGCCCTCGCGCCAGTGGTAAGGCGGTTATTCGTATTCCGTGGAACGAATTAGTCCGATCTTTCTCTAAGGATCGCCCAGTGGAATCCAGTGATTTACGAAATAAGACCATGTATGTCTACAAGCACAGCGCCCACTTGTGATATGACCCATCTAATAGAAGACCTAGACGTAACAACCGTCACTCTTGAGAATTATTCTCAATTACTTCCTAGTATCATAGCAAAACAAGTTACCCTTTTCCTGCCACCCTTTGGTTCCTTTGATGACGGATGCCTCCAGCGGTACCTGTTAAACATCAGAGATTACGAGGAGGAAGACGCCAATTCAAGCATGACCCTTGCCAATAGATTACGGTTAGCATTTGCTGACATGACACCTGATACGATCTGCGGTAGATTCCCGCAAGCTGAGTTATCTCTCAAGAGAAGATTAAGGTGTGTTGCTGAGTACTTGATTCGGGCCAAAGAATTTAATAAACTAAAAGATGACAACGGAAACCTCGTAAAGAAACGGGGCATCATCGGTAAGATGGTCTGTGTGTACCAGCCGCTTCCCAAGTTGCTTGAATCTCTTACTAAACAAGGACTTGTTCAACCATGACTAGACGAGAAGACCTGCTAGCCAATTTGCTTGACAAGGACTATTCCCCTGAGAAAGCAAAGATCTTAGATACGACCGTACGTTTTGTCCTCAGTGACATGGGTCAAATGTATCTTGAGTTCTGGGACAAGGAGGGTCCAGGGGTCATGGTATTTCAGCCCCAGCTAGAAGATCGAAGCATGTTCTATTGGACCCTTGAGGAATTACATGGGGCACAAGAAGAATGTGAAGAAGCCAATAACGATGATCTTGCCGAGAGTTTTCGTCGTATCTTAAATGCTGCTCAGAAGATTGATCCTGCGGAAAAAGCTGGGTATATCATCAATGATCACAATGGTTTACGCTATTTTGAAATCAACTACAACCAGGTGACAGAATAATGGGCGTCAACTTTAATATGCGCAAAGAGGACCAAGAGCTTATTACAAATGCAGACTTGGTTACCGCAGCGCACAGTCTTTTGGGGGAAATTGATCTTGATGCTGCTAGCTCCAAGTTGGCCAATACGTATGTAGAAGCCACAAACTTTTATACGCCCCAAGATGATGGACTAAATCATATTGAATGGTTTGGGAAAGTTTATGTGTTCCCTCCCAGTGGATCATATTATTTTGACAAGCGTTTAGATAAATGGAAGATGACGCGTTCCAACGCTACTGCGATAACGTCATCTCATGCGGTGTGGTTCCATAGGCTATACCGCGCCTGGTTGAGTAAAGAAATTGAGCAGGGCTTGTACTTTACCAATTGCCCTGACATGATCAGGTACGAGCAAAAAATATTTGATTTCCCTGTCTGTATTCTTAAGACGTGCCCAGAGCTAGTCAAATTCTCAAGTGAGGGAATCAGCACACAACGCACCTGTACTTCACTCGTGGTATACCTCCAACCACAGGATGACGCATCTGCGGCAACACAAAGATTTATTGATATTTACTCTGAGAAGGGTCGGATCCTTTGCTGAGTAGGGTACACTGAGTAAGACTGACGCCCACAGATGACTCTTCTCTGCGACCTGGAAATCAAAGAACTTGCCTTGACTAAAGGCATGATCGAACCATTTGTTGACCGTATTGTTAGAGAGGAAGATGGGCGACGTGTCCTCAGCTATGGCTTGGGTTCTTATGGGTATGACATCAGGCTGTCACCTATGCAGTGCCTTGTCTTTGGTCGTATTGATGTAGGTGAAACTGACCCTAAAAATTTCAATCAAGAAATCTTGCGGCCCACTGAACTACTCAAAGATGAACGCGGAGAGTACTTCCTTATTCCTCCCTATGGATATTGCCTAGCGGTAGCAGAAGAACGCATCTCACTTCCTGAGGATGTAACCGTTATTGCAATGGGGAAAAGTACGTATGCCCGATCAGGGATTATTACAAATATTACGCCAGCGGAAGCACGGTGGGAAGGCCATCTGACCCTTGAGATTAGTAATGCAACACCATTGTTTAATCGTATCTACGCCAATGAAGGCATCATCCAATTAATGTTCTTTAAGGGAAATCCCTGTGGCACAACCTACGAAGATCGCAATGGTAAGTACCAGGATCAGCCGAAGGAAATTGTCACGTGCCGAGTATGAAACTTGATCCTGCAGATGTAGACCAACGGTTGGAAATATTACAAATCATTACTGATGCTGTGGTGCGCCAGGAGAATGACGCATTGCGTTTAGCTCTTAGCCGGTGTCGCACTAAGAATGTGCAGTGGGTCTTGAATACAATTAAAGAAATGTTCACCCACTTGCAAGATGCCCTGGAGATGCAAGACTATAGTAATTACTTAGACGAAGGGTAGGCCGTACGTACGTTTAGGCTTAGCTGAATACTGCGTACTACCTACGGGTGAAAATACCTCTCCTTGATCCGCACTAGTTGGTTCACGGAGAGCAGCACTTTGCTTGAACTTACCAGCGGACTTTGCTGCTGCCATAAACTTTTGTACGCGTTCTTCTTGCCTTTGATTTCTAGTATCAGCACGTCCCGCTGTTTTTTGTTCTTCTGTATCTAAGTGACGCGTATCAACGTTATAGCTAGTACCAGGGTGTAGGTCAGATGTATCACTTACAGATGTCCCTGCGTCCACCGTGGGATCATATCCACCAGGTATGTAACCTCTTGGTGAATCCTTACGTGGCTCGTAGAATCGTCCCATGTTAATATTGTAATCGAAGAAGATTTAAACAAATGCATAACGCAATAGATGCTGATGATTTCTTAGGTGAATTCATGCGCCGTAGCATTCCTAACCCTGATGAAGTTGGGGGTCGTCAGCTGACTGAATGTGATTTTGGTGCAGAATTAGACAACGAAGAGAACGACGTTCCCCTTTATGACCAGTACAATAGAGGTCTGGTGGCTACGCAAGAAGGCCGCCCTCGTCTAAACCTTGCTCTAGAGGGAAACCAATGTCCACCCAACATGCAACAGGAAACCAGCCGACCGGGTCTTACAGGTTATATTCCGAGTGTGGAGGAGGGGATGGAAGTAGGAGCTGTACCACTGGCGAAGGGTGCAGTACTGCTGGACCTGGGCCAAGTACCAGGGAAAGAAAAGAAATTGTCGGCTTTGATGCGCCGGGGCATGTAATTGATATGGTAAATCATCCCCCTCATTACAGCCAAGGGGGAATTGAATGTATTGATGCAATACAGGCTGCGCTAACACCCGAGGAGTTTCGTGGCTACTGCAAGGGTAATGCCTTGAAGTATACCTGGAGAGAAAGAATAAAAGGACAGGATGAGTCCCTTAAGAAAGCTCTGTGGTACCTAGAGCGTTCTCAGAAAGGCTGAAGGTTATCTTCGTCTTCCTCATCTTCATCTTCGTAGTCACCACACATCAGAGCTAGTTCTTCCAGTTCTAGTTCTGATGAAATATCAAAATCAACATTGACGCCTTCTTCGGCCAGGATATCTTTGATGGCGGTGATCTCCATCAGGCGTTGGCTATAAAGATTCAATAAGGCACAATAAAGCTGATCCCACGTCATCTCCGCTGCTTGTATCTCTGCTTTGCGCCTAGCAAATTTGAACTCCAAAGGAAGCTCAAAATCCTGGGGTTCAATAGAGGGGGCCATTGGAGAATTCATACGCTGCCTGTACCTATTCTAAAGCTTACACCACAATTTCAGACTGTTGTAATTTTGGTAGCTTGAACTGATTTATAAATTCAGTTAGTACCACAGGGTGGATAGCTTCTTCAAGATGCCTGATAGCTTTGTTTTGTGTAGGAGTATTTTCATAACGGGCAAAGGCATTCAACAAGAGTTGCCCGCCAAAACTTACGTTATATTCCTGAGCGCTAGCTAAGAACAGGTTAATTTCTTCTCTACGCCTAAAGACAAGGTTACTTACGACTTGATGATCCTGGTCAAAAACCCAGCGATACATTTCTTCTGCTACGGTTTCTCGATCACCGTCTTCAATTGCATCAAGGATGTCACTGTAAAGAAAAGGTTCCCAGCCAATGGAATGAACAAAAGAAACCAGTGCTTCTAACATGTACCCATTAAGACCAGGCACTTCTTTGTCAAGGGCTTTCTTAATTTCTTCTATTTCGTACTTTAAATATTCTGTTGCTTTTTCATACGTACATAACTGACTTTTGCCTACGGGCTGACCATCGGGATAGTACTGGCTACCAAATCCAATAGTGTAGGGTGCTGTACCAGTGGAGGGATCAGGGAAAGATTTTTCATTAAACCCTTCATATTTCATGATTAGATCAATGCCAGTAGATAGATCCTGCACGATGGAAGTAAGCATGTTACAACCATCATACATAAGTAATCCAAATTGCGTTAGTTTTTATTCACCACAAATCATTGCATGCCCAATATCTTGGGGTGTTTTTATCCATTGGTTTATCACACCCCATTCTTGATCTAAAATTAGCACGACGTTTTTTATCGTGGTGTTGTGTATAGTCTTGATATCCACGCCTGCCATACCTAACTATTTTTTCTTCTCCATCATGGCATGATTTAACAACCCACTTATGCGTATCCCCAGCTGGAGCCCGCTGAGGTTTATTGCATTTCATACTTTCTTTTTTGTAGCGGCCAGCGGCACTTGCTGCTTTTCGATGTTGATCAGACATTATTTCTTTTTAAACAAAGAGGCGTAATTACCAAGAAACGACTGACTTTCGTCTGAGTCGGTATCTTTTGTACTGTCAATATCTATTTTAAATGGACTATCTTCTTCTTTTGTTGTTTCTTTTTTAGAAGTTGACGCTGTATCTTCATTGAGACTTTCCAAAGTACTAAGGGCTTCATAGGGATCTTTAGGATTAAACCCTGAAAAACTGAGCGGTTTATTCGTCGCACCAAGGTTTAAGAATTTCATGTCTTCTTGATTTACATCAGGCATAAAATCTTTATAAAAATTTTCTTCGGTACCTTGAAAACCTGCTTTTTGAAAAATTTTATATAACTCTGTATCTGCTGGTGGTGTTCCTGTTTTATAATCTTCTGGTCTATCTATGTAAGTAACTCCCAAGGATTGTTGAGTTGGATCTTGTTTTTTTTCGTTTAAATATTTTATTTCTTTCCTTATTTGTGTAGCTGTATCTGATCGCAATGATTCAATAATATAAGATTTTAATTCTTCTACAGTACCTTTAAAATCACTAATTCCATATCTTTTCAATATCTCGTCCCAGGCTTCTTTATTGGTTGTTGGATCGACACCTTTTAATACTTCATCGGCAAATTCTTCTGGTTTAATAAAATTTACCCAAGGTGTCATGCCACTTTTTTCTGCTTGTGTTTTTAACGCAGGAAGTATTTTGGTGTAAATTTCATCACTTACTTTACTAGCATTAAGTATATCTTCAGCAGCATCATAGCCTTGTCCTTGTCCTTTAACTTGAAAGTGCATGCGAGCAAATTGTGTTTTATCATTTACATCAACACCAAATCTATATGCTTGTTGTTCCCAATAAGAGTCTCCTTTGTTAGCCGCAATTGCAGCTTTAGCTTCTTCCCAGTCTTTTTCAACTGTTGCTTTTTGATCGGCATAGGCAGTCTCTCTTGCTTTGTCTCCTACTGGATTAAAATAAAAATCAGAGTCAAAAAATTTGTCATCACTTTTTTGAACTTGGTCTAAATAAGCTTTAGCTCTTGTATCAGCAGTTAACTGCATAGCATTAATCAAGTCTTGCGTTTGGAAAGGGTTTTGTTCTTCTTGTCTAACATCTAAATATTCGTTAAATTCATCCATTGAACGTGATGTATCAAATCTTGGTTTTAAATAACCGTCAATATAATTTTTAGCAAACTCTTTGTCTATGTTAATTTGTTTTTCTATGCCTTGTTCCTTGTATCCTAAGCTAAGGTCTTGATCATATTTTGTTTTTAAAGTTTCATCAAACCATTTTTGCCAGTTATATGTAACATTGTTTTTTATTCCTGTTAATTTTTCCATTTCTTTCTCAAGCTTTTCTTCTGATTTGCCTCCACTAGTAATACTGAGTATTCCACCTACTCCCGTATCACCAAGAATAGAGTCAGTGAGTTGTTTATTAACATTTAATATGTCCCCAAAAGTACTGAACCCTTTATAAAGACTTAAATTCTGTTCTTGTGCTTTAGCTTTTTTCATTTCAGCTATAGTATCTTTTAATACGTTTTGTCTTAAAGCAGAAAACTTTTTAACATCTACTTGCATTTTTTCACCCCCCGCCTGGTTAATTGCGTCTTCTAATTCAGTAATACCAGATCCTGCATTTAAGTTGTATCTAAAAGCAACTTGTTTATCTTCTGGCCTGTTTGACAATCTAAAAAGAACAGTAAATTGTTCTTTGTCAGTTGGATCAAGATATTTTTCTTTTGCTAATTTACTCCAATATGGATCTTTATTTTTTGCTGCCTCCCATGCATCAGCTACCTCTTTTATTTTCAACAATCTGTCAGATTGTGCTTCATAAGGAATACCTAGTTGTAGATCTCTTACGGCTGCAATATCTGTATCGGTAGGCTTTAATTCTTTATAGTTGCTTGCTGCTTTTATTGGCTTTACTGCATTGCCACGAACACCTGCTTTCTTTCCAATATTTGTATAGTGTTGTAAATAAAAACCTTCTTCTCCATATCTGTCAACAATATCTACATCATCATTGTCTACCGCTTTTTGCCATTCTTGTGCAGCTTGTCCGTTATTTTGTTTTTTATAAAAGTCAGGCTCAAAATCACCATCTAAAGGTTTGGCCCCTAAATTAGTATCCCACTTTTCTAATTTTTCTGTTTTATAAAAAGATTTAAAATGTGTTTCAAGATTGGATTGAAGTGATTTTTTTTCATCTTCTGTTAAATCCGGTAAGTCTTTAATCACATTTCTTATTATTTCTCTTTTATCTACATACTCTCCTTTATTGACTCTTGTAGCTACATCTATGACCGCATCATAAGATTTATTTTTTGCACTATTTTTTTTATTTAATACATCATTAGCAGCATTAGATGCAATTATAGAATTGTTGTTATTTGAAATAGTTTGGTTATTTGATTTATTTATATTATCTTCATTAGCTTTAAGCTCATATTGTGTTTGATTGTCTTTGGTCCATTGCACTGGCTTGCCTATACTGTTATACCAATCTATTACACCCTGTTTATATTTTTCTGCGTTGTTTGTAGCCAACAAGCCTGTTGTTGGTTGCTGTGTATCATGGTCAGTTTTTTCTTTTGCGACAATCCATCTATTGCCTTCTGACTGGCTAGAATCATAACGAAGACCCATTAACTTGCCTGCTTGTACGTCACGTAATCACCAGTGTACTGGAAAATATTAAATAGTTCTTGATTCATCCATTCTTTAATTTTTTTCATACGCTCTTCACAGAAATAATCCTGTGTTGAATACCAGTCTTCCATCTTGGTAGATCCTTTGTTACTGTTGCACTTCTGACAAGATGGTAACAGATTATTAGAATTACTTGACCCAGACCTAAACCTAGGTATAATGTGATCCAGGCTTGTGGCTGGGGCTCCGCAATAACCACAGCAGTGGTCCCAGGACTTGTAGATCTCTTCTCGGAAACGGCGTTTAGCAGACTTTGGTGTGACTTCAATCAATAAGGCGAGAGGGTCATGCTCTGTTGCGAACATACTCTATAATTGCCATTACCTAATTTTAAGATGGCCTAGCTTCTGTAAAGAAACGTAAACTTCCGAATTCTTTCTTAAGTGCCTGGCAAAGCTAAAAGTTTTGTGTAGTGTAGGGATGCACACGGTTTTTTTCGCATGGCCGCAACAGCTCAATGGGTGACAGCCAATCAAATGGCTGATGCGCTCAGCATTGATCGTCAGACTCTATTCCGCATGCGTGATGACGGTACCCTCAAGTTGGGGCCACATTACGCTGCATTCAAGGGCAAGACCTACTCCAGGGATAGCTACCTTTGGAACCGTGGGTCCGTACAACGTGCTATGCGTAAGCGGCAACAGGAGATACCTGAGGCAATGGCTTAGCAGGTTTGTAAAAAGCTTTACGCATCTTATAGGCAAGTAATAGTTCAATCACATTGCATTGAACTTCTTTACATGCCATAGCTTCATAAATAAGTAACCAAGCATCTCTCCAGCAACTCTCAAGATTTGGGGGTTGCTTTTCTTTGAGTTGAAACAAAAAAACCCATTGCGGATGCATGGGTCGTACAGGTTTCTTTTTACTTGAGACGTTAATTGTTCCGTCGTCGTTCCAGGTAAATCCTTTTAGATTCTCGGGTTTTACCCCATAGGTTGCGAGCATGCCATAGAACCAGGCTAACTTACTGGTCTTACGGCTTTTTAATAAACAAAAGAAATCGTCAACTACCCTCTGGTCGAGGGGAGGGGAAATAGTGTAGGTCATGGGAAGTGTACATGTTGTTGCCTAGACTTTAACCAACGGGCCAGCCTGGTGCAATGTAACTAGCCCTTGAATTCCTAAAGACTGATTAGTCTTCGTTATATTATACTACAAAAAACCTACACAGAAGGCTTTTCTCCTGAAGCTGGTATGTAAATATGTCCAGTTTTATCAATCATTCTGAATCCTGACAGGCTAACAATTTGATTTGGAATATTAAATAACTTTTGTAGCATTGGAGCCATCACGGGAGACTGACAGTTATATGGCGGAACATCCATGTAACTCAAAGCTTTTTTAGTTATGTTAAATGCTTGATATTGTTTTTGATTGTTTTCTGATTCTTGTACTAACTTTTGTTCCCACTCTGCCATTGAATCCATGCCTACGGGAAAATCAGAAGGTTCGGGAGGAAACACGTGTTCTTCAAACTTCATTGCATAGATGTGTTTACAGTAACGCATCTCATCTAATACTGGTGCCCAGTTATCACCCAAGTTTGTAATTACATTTTGTTCTTGTGAATAGTCTGTGTACACAGGCATCCCTTCAGCTGTGTTACCAGGGAGCGAGGGATCCGTTATGCTACGTACATAGGTTGCACCAAAGTCTCTAAATACACCTGGATTATCTCTTGTTGCTAAACGATTTACTTCTGATATGGCAATGTCGTCTAATAGTTGATATGTAGCTGAAGGTGCAACAACGGTCATTACTCTGTCATTTAATGAATATGATGTTGTGTTGTTATCAAGCTGACCACTTAATGTAATGTCTTCATAGCGCCCAGGCTTGATTGATGTGACACTTGAGTAAGGAAAATATTTTCTGGTCGTGTCATTAATTGATGACATAAAGAAGTAATCTCTGTGCGTAAAATCTTGGCAGGTACAGGCATATCTAGTGCCAGTAATTAAAAATCTTCCAATGGCCGGTGGCTTAGTTGCTGGTGTTAAGAAAGCTTTATCATGTGTTACTTCTACAGACCCAGCTTTTTTTAACTTGAGGATTCCAGTATTTTGATCTACGTCCACTAATACTGCTTGAACATAACCATATCTTTTTTGTGTATTGGGATTAATTGTTGTTGCTGTTATAGGAGTTCCGCTAACTGTGATTACCCTGTCCTCCAGGATCTCGCCGTTCATTGGCTTGAGTGGTGTTGTAACGCCAGAGACGGTGGCGTATAAAGGGGCGGGTAGCGGATTGCTTGGGCTCCAGGTTCCTTTTAGTTGTACGTACCAGTAATACCTGTCTTCTGTAACATTTACAATCGATAGCCTTTCACCTAGCGAATCAAATAACTCATCAGTACGCATGTTGCCCTGGTTACGAACACCAGCCCAGTGCATACCAAATTCTTTTGCTGTGGTTGGAAATCCTTTGAATGCACCTGAAACAGTAGAGACGGGATTGGTGCCAGAAGGTGTTACAGTCCCCGAAGGAAACGGAATGTCATATATAAATCTGTATTGATATGCGTTGTCATAAGAACTAGATGAGGATAGTTCATAGCCACGGCGCCATCTTGTCCAGGCAGACTCTCTGTTTACAGCAGCAATAGAACCACGGACACTTCCTTTAGAAAATTCAGTGGTAATAGGGGTAACATTTTTAACAACAAAGTCTTTTTTACGTTCAAAAGACCCAAAGCTATCTGTCCCCTTAAAGACCATCTCTAGAAGAATCCACCTTGTGCATAGACCTGTGCACCGGGAGTATAACCAGCTGTATGGGGACCATCAGGGAATACGCCTACGTAGATGCGGTCTCCTCGCTCCAGGTAGATGCCTTTATTACGTAAGGGTGCCGTAGGTCCCAAACCATTGGTATTGCCCGCAGAGGCGTTAGGAGTGGCCAGCTGGGGCATCACATCAGAACAATCAACTACACCACTGTTTGCGGGGACTGTTTTAGAAAACAGTAGTCGATAGTCACCACTAGCTGGAATGGGTACAGTTGTGTTACGGGTGTGGTAGAACACAAAAGTTACAGCAGGTTGCACACCATAGCTTATGTTCGCATAATTAAAGCCAGATGCTGTGCCACCTGAGTAGACAAGAGTTGTGTTTACCCCTGTCAACGTAGTTGCTCCAGTGTATGTGTAATATCCAATACCGCTTGCTGCTGAACCTGCACCAGTGAAGCTGCCAGTAGTTGTTACATAAACAATCTGACCACTAACCAAAGAAATTGGTGTGCCTGAAGTGGCTGCACTTACGCTGTAATCAGCGGCTCTGTAACTATCGTTACGGACAATAGAGATTGCATCAACTACGCCACCATTATTGATGTCATCACTAAGAGCAGCATCCATATCAACAAGGATGGACGGAGCCTGACCCCCTTGCACAAACAAAGTATTGGTACTGGTGCTACCAACAGTTTGTGTTGTAACCCGCACCGAATCGAACAGTGGGCGGTCAATAAACAGCGGTTGTTTATTTGAAGAAGTTGAGGACAATTTTTTTTACCTTAATTCTTATGTTTTAAATTCTACACCATTCCTGGTGATAAAGGGCCAAAGGGAGTCATTGGCATTTGCATTTGAGCATTAGCTAAGGCTTCCGGGTTTTGCTGCAAGTTTAAAAAGTTTTGAAATAAATCAGTAGACGGCGCAGCTGCCGGAGAACCAAAATAAGATTCTGGCTTAAAAATTGTTTTTTTTCTTACGTTGTAATTAAAAATTGTTTGAGGATCTGGAAGAGATAACCCAAGAGATTTTCGCTCAGCTTTGTATACAGTTCCTGGAAGATTTTCTGTACCGACGAAGTCAATATAACGTGTCATTTTAAATGTTGTATAAGTATTGATCCAGGGGAGAGCTGCCTAGTGCATTAAACTCACCTTCTATATTAACAGGAGCTTGATTAATAAGCATGCCTGGTAATTTACTTTGCACTGCACGTAGCAATTGCTCAGCCAGGTTATTTCCTTTTTCTACAGGATTAGTAGGTACAGGAGGCGGAGCCGAAATGTTTGTAGCAGAAGGAGTAGTAAAAGAAGAAACTTGTTTAAGAATATCTCCAGCGGCTTTTTGACGGTTTTCTAGATGTGGCTCACCTGGGCGAAAATATTGATCAGAAAAGTATTTTGCATAACTAGCTGGAGTGCCAGATTTTGGCATCTTTTCAAAAGTTTGTGTCCAACCAATTAAACTTGCTCCTGGTTTTGGATCGTACTTGCCAAGGTATTCATTGACAAAATACTGTTGTTGAAAATCAGTGCTGTTCGGATCAATACCTTGTTTTAATGCTGCTTGACGAGCACGATCATATGCAGCTCTTCTTACTCCAGTGTACTGAGCTGCTCCACGGCCAGCACCAGATCCTGCCTCTACAACATCTAAGTTTTTAAAATCAGGTCTTCCTGTTTCAACTCGTAAATTTCCCAGTAATCCTGCTGCTTGTTCTTTTGTAAATACAGGAATTTTTCCCTTGCTAAGCTGCGTTATTTTAGGTGTCGTTAAAAATGTATACCAATTCTCTAGTGACATGTCAACCTCCTTGTGCTTGTCCTAGTAAACGTACAGCTAGACCAGGATTTGCTTTTGCCCATGCAGCAAAATTTTCTGGAGGCATCCCAGATGTTACTCCTGCTTCTTGTAACCTGGGAACCAAAGTACCTGCTTTCAAAAGCTCATTACCATAAGCTTGCTCTTGTCCATATCTTGCTGCTAATTCAGTTGGATACAATTGAGCGTCAGATGACATAGTATTGACTGGAGTATCTATTCTAGTAGAAAGGCGCACGGGGGGCGCAGCTAGTGCATCAACTATCATTGCTCGTTGTGATACATTACGTCTTTGCTCTGGAGTACCAGCAGCATTAGATTGGCCTCCACCTGTAAAAGCCGGTGGGGTTAGACCACTATCACTACGCGCTGGTATAAATACATTGGCAGGTGGGTTTATTGCACGTCCTGTTTTTACATCATATTCAATACCGTTTACTTTATAATTTTTTCCAAATTGACTTCGTGCATTTGATTGACGAATTAAATTTGCTTCTTGTTCATCAGAAACACCAGCAGGAGTAGCCCCCAATATTGTTGTTGTTGCAATTTTTGGAAGCAAACCACCAGGGATTCCAGCAAAAAGTTCTGCGTTACCTTTATTCGGGTCATTTTCAGAGAGCACAGTAGATATTAAACCCCCTGCTGCAAGTCCACCAATATTAACTGGATTAAGCGGGTTAAATATTTTACCTGTTTTTCCCAATAGCGTGGTTGGTGTTCGTGTTGCTAAAGGATTTAGAGCAGTAGGCCCAATGCCCTGGAGATTTTTGTAAATACTACCAACTTGTCCAACTTTAGTTTGAAGACCAGATTGTATTTGGCGTTGTAAATTTTGTGCTTGACCACCTAAACCTTCAAACAAATCTCCTGCAGTTTGTGATGGAGTAGCCAATCTTTCAGCTACGTCTGCCAATGTTTTTCCACCAGTATTTTTTATAAGTTGGCGGGTAAGCTCATAGTTTTGTGCATAAGGATCAGGGGCGCCAATTTGTTGAAAGAATGCGGGGGGATTAAGGGGTCTAGCGGCTGGCATTCCGCCTCGCATTAATCCTGTAGGACGAGGACTACGACCTACTATGGAATCCAACATTCCTTGTACGGCACCTGCTTTAATATCTCTTGCGGCACCTGGCACCATCTGGGCCACATCATTTATATATCCAGTTGCTCGCGTTGGTATATTACCAAAGTTAATACCACGAAACTCAGCTGGTAATGATTTACCAAGAGTTTGTTCAGCTGCGTTTGCTAGTTGTCGATATGTATTTGGATTAGTTACTGCATCAGCAATAGGTTTGGCAAACTGTTGAGCTTTAAAGCCAATGCCTAACTTTCCTGCTTGTTGTAATAGTTGTTGAAATGGGTTCATTGTTTTTACCTATGATTTAGGTGTAACCAAATACGCGAACCCACTGCAGTATCAGCGGGACCAGGAAGTGCTTGAATAAATTCAGCACCTGAGCGCTCGTAACGGTAACGAGCTTGAAACGGATCCTTGTAGTTTGGCACATAAAGAATCATGGCCAAACGGTTGGTTTCGTATAAGTATACTTCGTCCCATACCTTGAGAGCTTCTTTAGCATTACTTGATCGAATCGTACGATCAACGTCACCAAGAATACTTTCAATTCTAGTAGAGGGCGATGAGGCTACCTCAGTTTTTTTCTCAGCTGTATCACAGCGACCAATCTGAATTATGATCTTATCGTAAAAGAAAGAATCAGGAACAGTATTAAGTGACTCCTCCAAGCGGGCATAGTCACCTGCTGGAACAGAAACTGTAAAATACCCTAGATGATACCTTACTCTACTTTTGTCAAAATCAGATAATTGCACTTTGTGTTATCCTCATTTTTTTATTATAAGTCAAGTAACTATCCAAGCATGCCAGAAAGAAAATCTGTTGTTGCCTGTTGCTTTCCCTGTATGTAAGGATTGTATTGCAAAAATTCATTAACAAAAGCTCTATTGCTATTCATCCTGCCTGCAATCATACTATTTAATTTTTCACCAAACAGACCAGTTTCTTCTTTTGGTTCACCGTATAAAAGTTTTTCCATTAAAGTTGCCACAGCATTGGCACCTTCTTTTTGTCCTTGTACACGCTGATCAAGTGCAACCTGGGACTCAGAAGACGGTAATTGAGGAACTTCCGGAACAAGTAAACCTCTATCTTTTTCTGGTCGATCAACATTACCGTGACCTACACGGTATAAAACCTTACCAGATGGATCCAGTGCTTCTGAATAATATCCATACCCTCCCCCAGAACCACGTCTTACGCTTCCTCCTGCAACCGTAGGGATATAAATAGAAGCATCTTCTACAGCTCCTTTTTGAAATCTAGACTGACCTTGAAAAGGAACGTAGAAATCATAAGAACTAAAAGATGCAGACGAGGGTGCATGTGCTCCAGCTGCTCTTTGGAGCAGTGCTGCTCGTTCTGAAAAAGGTACCTTGGGATTATAAATATTACCCGAAACACCTGCATTAGAGAATTCAATGTTTCTTTTATTTTGCCCATATCGCTCAGCAAGAGTATCAAAAACTTTTACTCGTTCTGCAAGGGGTAACGAATTTAAAAGTTTAAGATCAACATGATAATCAGTAGAACCACCTATTTTTTTAGAGGGTCCAGTAAAGCCTGAGCGGACAGTAGTCATATAAATATTTTATTACTATTCTAAAATAAAAAACCCTGCCGAAGCAGGGTTTATATCACACACGTACCAGATTGGCAGCAAAGACAGAATCCCAATCAACCCGGCGTACTTGCTTTAACTGTT